TGGGGTCAAACTTGGCGGGACGTGGTGGTGATTTGATCATTATTGACGATCCGCACTCTGAGCAGACGGCGATGTCGTTGAGTGGCTTTGATGACGCGTGGGATTGGTACACGGGTGGTCCTCGACAGCGTTTGCAACCGGGCGGGGCCATCATCGTGGTGATGACTAGGTGGTCAGAGAAGGATTTGACGGGTCAATTGATCCGGGCACAGGGTCGGGACGCCTTGGCGGACAATTGGGAGGTCATTGAGTTCCCGATGGAGATGCCTTCGGGGCAACCTTTGTGGCCGGAGTTCTGGTCCTTTGAGGAAATGCAGGCGGTAAAGGCGTCGATTCCATTGCCCAAGTGGAATGCCCAGTATCAGCAGAACCCTACGGGTGATGAGAACGCAATTATCAAGCGTGAGTGGTGGAATGTGTGGGATAAACAGCAGATTCCGCAGTTGCAGTACGTGATTCAGAGCTATGACACGGCTTTTTCCAAGAATACGCGGGCGGATTACAGTGCTATTACGACTTGGGGCGTGTTTTATCCTGAAGAAGGGACGGTTGCGGGGCTAATTTTGCTGGATGCGAAGAAAGGGCGCTGGGATTTCCCTGAATTGAAGCAAGTTGCGATGGAATCCTACAAATTTTGGGAGCCTGAGACGGTAATTATTGAGGCGAAGGCGAGTGGTATGCCTTTGACCCACGAACTACGGAACATGGGCATTCCTGTGGTAAACTTTACGCCGAGTCGCGGTAACGATAAGGTATCGCGGGTTCACAGTGTCTCTCCGCTTTTTGAAAGCGGTATGATTTGGGCACCGGATGAGTCTTGGGCGCACGATGTGATAGAAGAGTGTGCGGCGTTCCCTAATGGGGAGTATGATGACTTGGTAGACAGCACGACACAGGCGTTGATGCGATACCGACAGGGTAACTTTGTTCAGTTGCCATCAGATTATTGGGAAGATGAGAGTGCGAATCTTCGGCCAATGCAATATTACGGGTAAATCTTATGGGAAATAAAGGGTTGATGTCTGGCATTGGTGCATATGCTCCTCGGTCTATGTTTCATGGCGGTAGCGTTAATAAAATGGGGATGATGCGTAATCCAGTTACCGGAAATTTTGATATCCCGCATGACGCAGACGCGGTAGCGCGGGCCGCAGAGGCGGCGGCAAGTGGCACTACCGTTGATGCGGGACCCGCCGTTGGTTTACCCGCGATAGCTGGTGCAACCGCCGGTGCAAAAGGACAGGGTAAAACACCTTTACCGGCTTATTTGTATTTGGACGGCAACATGGTTGTGCCTTACCGCGAAACCAATAACCGCCAGATGATAGACACGTTACGTCTTTTGGGTCTGGTAAGTGATGAGGATTACGCGTGGTTTAGTAATCACTTTTCAAATGAACGTGGAGATGCCACATGGCTTAGTGCCTATTTTAATCGTCCGGATGAAAATTTTCAGAGAGAACAGTTTTTTGAACGAACAAACTTTGATGCTGAAACACAGGCAAGATGGAACCGGATATTTGATGCGATAGATACGGCCAGCAAAACGGGCGGCTTTGCGACAGACGATGATTTCTTGATGCAGTATACCGACCAAGGTCTTCGTTCTACCTTTGGCGCGGTTCGTCCTACGGGTGGTACGCCAAGATCGCCCTTCTTTACAATGAGTGATGTGCTGGTCGATTCTTCGGAACAACCTAACCTTTACACCTACAACGAAGGTCAGTTTGATCCCATGACCCAACCGGCCCCGGTAAATCCATACCAGACTCCGGCATCTTCTCTAGCCTATCCGTATATTCCACCCTCTGGCCAAACGCCCACATTGACTGCTACGACGGCAGATGCACAGCCGGTCAACTTGGAGGATACACAGGGTCGTGGAAATATCTTTACGTCTACTTCCACGCCTGCTCCCGCAACGCAAACTACTACTCCCGTTACTACAACTACAACTACGGCTCCGCCACCCACCCCTTTCGTTGACGAAGAGCTTATGGAGTTGGATGACGAGCAGAAAACTTTTTATGAAGTTCTTAAATTTATTGTTGAAAGTAGACGAGAGGGAGAAGGTTTTCTTCCCTCTACTGTTATGCCCGCAAACGTATTAACGAACAAAGAAGCCAACCAAGTTTTAAAGGCTTTTGACGCGGCAGGGCGAGATTCTTCAGTGTTTCAAAGTTTGATTGCTGGAGATGTTAGCGGACAGGGAAATAAAGATGTAGACCCCGGCGATGTGGCTTATAAGCAAGGACTTCCGGTATCTACACGCGGCATGAATCTTGTACCCACCGGTCCGACAGGATTAACCACCTCACAAGCCGCATTTCAGGCCATGGAAGCGCGTAAAGCGGCAGAGGNGGCAGAAGCGGCGGCGGCAAACACGGGTCAGTTTGCTATGGGCGGCATTGTGGATTTGACCGGCGGTATGGACATGTCGATGACCGGCCAAGGGTTAGAGACTTTTCTGAACCCGCAACGATCTGAGGCTACCCTTCGCCGTAACCTCGCGAAAACCGCACCACGGCCCACGATGCAAACNGGCATNATGCCCATGGCCCGATAATGACGCCCGAAGAACAGTATGGGGTAATCAAAGCGCCAGATTCGCCTTTGATGGCCAAAGCGGCGGAAATGTTTCGTGGTATAGAACGCCGTGTTGAGGGTAGCCCCGCAGAGTTTTTGTTGCCCGGTGGCGGCATTGCGACTGTTTTAGAAAAGAAAGCTTACGGTCAAGAGCCTACGGCGCTTGATTATGGCTTTGCCGCGTTGGATACGGCGGACGTTTTGCCCATGGGCAAGATGGCTATATTTGCGGGGGCCGCGTCAGCTAGCGGGGTCAAGAAAATACGCGAACTGTTGGAACGCGAGCAGGCGGGACAAACACCTGAACAGATATTTGCAGAAACAGACACCTTTCGTTCTCCCATACATGGTCGCCCGCAGTTTGAGATAGACGATACCGGCGCTAAATTACGCGAAGATAGCGATATTTTTAACGCCAACCGCCCTGTTATAAGAGAAAGACTTAGCCAGCATTATTTAGATAAAGGAATTGGTAGTAATGTGGCCGAGGCTGATGTTCAGGCCATAGGAAGAGTTATTGACAAAGGCGAAAAATACAACGTCACAGAGTATGAGTCTCAATTATATCCTAACACTAGGATACAGCCGGAACTTTTACGAAAAAATGTAAGTTTTGAGTCTAAAGGGATGCAGTATTTAGAAGAAATATTAGATCATCCTGAACTGTATAGAGAATACCCTTCTGCCAAAAGAGTTAAAGTAGAAGAAGTTCCTTTGGATTTTAAAAATCGATCTAAGGTAAACGGTTTATTTGATCCTGTAACAGAAACTATCTACATAAACTCAAATAACCTTGATGGTAAGCCAGAAAAAATTCTGCCTAAACTGTTCCACGAACTTCAGCATTGGGTACAAACACAAGAAGGTTTTCCTGCTGGGGACTTTCCCAGAGACATTCCTGATTTAGAAAAACGAATTAGTCAGCTTCGTGGTCAATATAGAAATTTATCAAACCAAACAACCAAGCTTTTAAGCCCCTTTGTCAAATCTGCATTTGACTCCGTTGGTCAGCGCAGGGGTTTAAGGTCGGTAAAAGTTTCTCCAGAAGTTGTTGATCTAGAAACAGACAAAGTCGCCAGCAATTTAGGTCGTTTGCATAGAGAGTATTCAACAGCCTTGGAAGAAGGCCGTAGNGCAGGNACTTTTTCTGATTTTGTGCGCGAAAATGCACAGNCNGGAGATTTTGGCATTTTTGAAGAAGTTGAAGGGGGTCTTAGAGCCGGGGGTGTTGAATCTATTTTGCCCGAATTAAAGCCTATTTTTAGGCGGCTAGATAAACTAGGNGAAGAAAGCTTTGAACTTTCTTATCAAACTAGACTACAGCAAGAGAAAGCCNTTCAAGANTACAGTTCGACCGCAGGAGAATATGAAGCGCGTATAGTCGAAGAAAGCTCTAAAGAGGCGGGAAGGATTCCGCCAACGCCTGCTCAACGGCTGGAAGAAGAGCGAGATAGAATGCTTGTACGAGCAGAAGAGCGAGCCATAAGGGATAAAAGAAACCCCTTTACTACCACGACGCGACCAGAAAATATCCGTTTTGCCGAGAGGTTTCCGCCTACTTCTGAAATCGTTGATGACTTTGGCAAACCGCGTATTCCAGAAGCATTAGCTCAAAACAAGCCCCCCGGCATGTCCGCTAGTTACGACCCTGCTTACAAAAGCAAAATTGGTAAGGACGTTGCAAGAAAAGAATTGGCTTCAGATTTAGAGTCGATAGGCATTCAGTATGACTACGATTTGTCAGATTTTGACATAAACGATTTTGAGGGCATGAGCGCCGCTGGAAAACGGCTTATCCGAGCTTTAGATAAAGTAGATTTTTTAGGGTATGACAACCTAAATCAATTACTTATAGACATNTTTGACGTTGGGATAGAAGACTACCCCGACATTTCTCCGGGCTTAAAACAAGCTTTGGGAAGATATTTAAATGAAATATCGGGTTATGACTTGGCAGAAAAAGCTATAGACCGGTACGCCATGGGCGGCGGTGTGGGTTCCATGGCCCCCGTAGCACGGAATATGTTCCGAGGGTATGATATAAGACGCGGCGTAGGCGCATTTGCCCCATACACTAGGAGTGCCTGATGGCTAATGGTGACGATAAAGCACAGCTATCTTCGTTGATGGATAGCACGGCCCCTCGTTCTGAATTAGAAAATGCCGATCTTGAGTTAGATATTGAGGTGGCCACACCGGGTACTTTTNTAGGTAAAGTCAACGAGGTTTTGCCGGAAGGCATAGAGATTGAGGCNGAAGAAGATGGTGGNGTNANTGTCGATTTTGATCCTATGGCCATGGTTGGTCTTGATGACGGCGATTTCTATCGCAACTTGGCAGAGGAGTTGGACGATAGAGAGCTTGGCCGCTTATCTTCAGAGCTTCTGAGTGAGTTTGACGCTAACAAATCTTCGCGTTCTGAGTGGGAAGATGCGTATTCCAAGGGCTTGGAGCTTTTGGGATATAACTATGAAGAGCGCACAATGCCTTTTAGAGGGGCCACAGGCGTAACTCACCCGTTGCTTGCAGAAGCGGCCACACAATTTCAGGCACAAGCATTTAACGAGCTTTTGCCGCCGTCAGGGCCTGTTCGCACCCAGATTATTGGTGAAAAGACGCGAGAAAACGAAGAGCAGGCGTATCGTGTAAAAGAGTTTATGAACTACTACATCACCAATGTGATGGAGGAGTACACGCCTGAGTTTGATCAGATGTTGTTTTACCTGCCGCTGGCCGGTTCTACTTTCAAAAAAGTTTACTATGACGAGGCGATAAATCGCGCTGTCAGCAAGTTTGTCCCCGCAGA